TACCGCCCCCTACGTCCAATATGCTTCTCGGCTTCATGGCCGTCACGACATCTAGGACCCTCGGTATCGAATTATAATCGGAGCTTGGCATTATCCCTCTATCGTTCCGGTATAGTTCTTGTTTTTCTGATACCACTCATCGCTGTAGCCAAATTTATATTGTCTTAGCTTCACATCAATTTTTTTTGCCAGCTTATAAGACCTTTCAAGAATCGCTATCAAATCGGCCTTCGGGAAGTTATGTCTTATGCCCTCATATAGCTGCCTGTGCAGTTCACATATGGTTTCATCCGGCATATTCCGCTCCAATCTTATGTGCTTCTTCAATCCTGTCCCGGTTCGACGGTAAAACAAGGGCAACGGTGTAGTGCCCGATCATTATGTTTTTGTCCACAACTACCCTGTAGCCTTTCTTGTTCAGTTTCCAGAAAAAATAGAAATCATCACATAACAACCGGGTTCCTTTTGAGTCTATGATATCCTTGAACCAAGGCGAATCACTTTCATCAATGATCTTACGATCAAACATTGCTGCGCCAAGACCAACAGCATCGCATTCAAATATATCGTTTTCCCCTGTCATTGGTTCATATTTCGGATACCGCCTACCGCAATCACTTGCCGATATGCCGGTGTTAATATACTGACCGATCTCATAAGGAGGATACCTTGAAACGCTATAGGCCCCGACAACCGGCTCCTCATGGACAAACATCTTCTCGAAATAATCTGCCGGATAGAATTGATCCGAATCCATAAACAGGATTTTATCGACATTGATACCCCATAACTTTTCCAGGTCCGGGAGCATGTTGAATGCGGAGTTGTGCCGGTCTGCCGCGCTATGCCCTCTTAAATCGCAAGTAGCAATATTCCAACCCGGCACAGGGTGGATACGCATGAACTCGAACATAAACCGGCTTTCCATCCAATCCCTTGAGGCCGATATAAAAACAAGGGCATTCTTCATGGCTGTTTGCCGTCCTTTGCATAGCCGTGGCCCGTATTTATTTTTTCCCAGGCTCTCTTGACTTCGGTCCGATTGTACGGGCTTACCGACATCGTGAAGTTGTGCTTGACCACGATAGACCTATCTACCGTTACCTTGATACCTTTTTTGTGAAGCTGCCAACAGAAATAAAAATCATCACAGAGTAGTCTCAGCGCCCCATCTTTAGCATGAATGTCCTTGAAATAAGGCTCCCGTAATTCCTTGAAAACTTCCGGGTCTATGCTCATTGCGCCAGTACCGGCAAAATCGCATTCCGATATTCTTTCGGCTGGCATATCCATTGTTTCAAAAAACGGATATTCTATGCCTTCAATGCTCTTATCATCGACATGCCTGTAAATCGTTAGGTCAAATGGATGGTATCGCGCAACATTCAAGCCGGTAACAACGGGCTCCTTATGCTCAAGCATCATCTCAACGTAATCGGGAGGATAGACTTGATCAGTGTCCATGAATATCAGGCGGTCATAATTATACAGAGCTTCAAGTGCGGCAACATTATGCCGTTCCTCTGCCGTGAATTGCTTGAACCACCCGAACTTTACCTGCCATTCAACAGGAAGTCTCCATGTTCCCATCTGGCACAAGAAATCTGTTTCTGTCCATTGCCTGCTTACGGATATTGCGATAAGAGCCTTCATTAAACGAATCTCCATTGATAGCTATCATCAATTTCAAGCACACCGAGATGCTTAACGATTATCTGGGTGTCACACCATACCTGGCTCCCGGTATCATTCAGCTTCCGCACAAACGCCACATCCTGCATAACATTCACATCATTTGTGCCGTTGTGATAATGATCCTTAAACCAAGGCTTGGGCATACCGTTCAAAACATCGGCCTCAAAAAGCATAACTCCGGTCCCGATCACTTCTGCTTTCACTATCGGGTCCATATCCCTTGTAATCGGGACTTGCTCTTGTGTTTCTTTATCAACAGTCATTCCGATTGGCTGAAACGGCCTGGTGCCCTGGTTAGGTTTATGGCCACGTATCGGCACCATGCAGTTCACAACCTTTTTCCGGTTTATCCAGGCGTCTAGGGTGTCGCATTCGAGCCATGCAAACATTTTCCTGATCATGTCTTGCTCCGGATAAACCTGATCACCACCGAGAATAAGGATATGCGAAGCCCCCCATTTTATAGCGGCTTCGCACCCTATTTCATGTCTTCTGGCAGGGGTCCTGCCGGTCCCGAAAAAGAGTTTATACCGTGGGGGTTTTTCAAGTTCTTCGTAGGTTTCCCATGTCCTTCGCCAGATCATATCAAGACCCCACGGTATCATTATCGCAAGCCTTACAGTATTCCAACTTACAGGCTCAAAAGGCACATCAACTCCTTTATGTGGTTGTTGCCGCAATCAGGTTCTGGACATTAACCGCCGCCACGTTATACGATTGCATAATATACTGATATGTCGGGGTATAAAGTGAACCCAGCGCGGTATTTGCCGAGGGAGAGATGGCCCGGCAAAAAATCGTCGCCATTGTGGGCGCTCCCGTTCCGGTTCCGTCAGATGCCCCGGCGCTCCGTGTCCTTGTCGCAATACCTCTGCAAACAAAGGTACAGTCCTCGACTACCATTTTGGAAGTCAGGCCCCCACCTTCTATACAGGCTCTCCACCGCTCCGCTTTCTTTGAAGCGGTATCAATGAACCTGCAATCCTTGACCAGCACATTTGAAGCCAGTGTATTCAGGATACAGGTTTGTGGATGGGCATTTGCAGAAGTCGTGACCTCGTTTTCAAACAAACAATCATGGATATTGATGTTGTCACCGCTGATCGTGACGATACCATGATACATATCATACGGAAGCTCGAACCGGCATTTAGAGATTTCGACATCGCTTGCCGCGATTCTCATCCATCGCCCCGCCGCCGTTACCGATGATCCGGTAGTCATTCTGATATTAGCGATCTTGACATCATCAGCCGTAATATTAAACCCATTGATTGCGGCGTTTACAGTGAAGGAAGGCATGTTGTCACCATTGCCTATCCCGATGATAGTAACACCCGCAACGTCTACCGCAACCGCTGAGGTCAGGGTTTCGGCGTGTCCCGGCATAAGCACGATAAAATCCCCATTGCTTGCCGTGCATTTACCGATAGCGGCATCAAGTGTCGCCAATGGCGTATTTGTCGGATGTGTCCCGACATCGTTGTCGTTGGCCCTGGCGCTGCCGGAGTCAACAAAATATACAGTCCCCCCCACAAGCATATCTGCTATCATGGGGAGTTTTAGTCCTGAAATATTTAACATTTATACCTCATTCCCATATCCCACCCTCCGCTTTATTAGATGTGCCGCCGCTCCAATGGTTACCATCGCTTCGTTTTGTTGTCTGTTCAATGTATTCGATTGCAAGCAGCAGCACATATTTTAATTTAACTTACGGACGACCAAATCACCCATCGCCAATCCGTCCATCCCCAGCCGATTACAAAATACGTTCCATATTTACGGATTAAGGTATCGAAATCGGTGGTTGACTCGAACTCAAGGGGTACGCTGTCAATCCAGACCAGCATTTGCTTCATCATGCTTGAATCCGCAATCCCCCAATCGTTAGTGTCGTAATCATCCAGAAGCGGAAGATACATCTGCTTCCACTTCTTGGCCTGGAAGTTGGCGTTGTTGGTCATTTCATCGAGTTTCCCCTGCGAGTTAATGACCTCCCATACAGCTTCCTGTTGGTTGCTGCCGTGAATGATGGTGTCGAAATTGGTGTCAATTCTTTCACTGATATCATTCATAAAGCCCTTGGACTGAATACGAACAGTCTCAAGGTTTACGGCGTTAAACGGCAGGGTAGCTAGGTTGTCGAACCCGCTTGAGGTCGATGTCCCGGACTTGGTGGTATGGCTGTTGCTGGCAAGAGCTACGCCTTCTTCGCTGGACATAAACGTGTATGCCGCCGAAGTAGCGTAGATAAAAGGCTCATGGGCCAACTTGTTCATCTTGCGGTTTGCAGCCGTTGCCAATCCCTTTGTCCTGGATTCAATTACATCGTAACGATCCGTATCAAGGAGCCTACGCTCGATCTGGATACCACCGGCGTATTCCGCTGGCTCTACTTTCGTCCAGTAACCCGGTGAAATTCCTTGATAAATACGAACCCCATTAAAACTGACCGGATCAGGGACAGCACCAATGCTGTAGAACTCATCCCATGCTTTTTGTGATTTCATGCGGTTATAGGTTGAATCAATTATGCTCGGCAGACCTTTTCGGGCTTCCTCATCGAAAACCTTGGTAAGCCGATCATCCAATAGCCTGATAAATTGCTTATTTGTTAATGGTGATGCCATATTTTAACCCTCCTTATGCAGCCTGTAACCCTGTGCCATTAGGCAAGAGGGAGAAAACGGCATATTCCTTACCGGATTCTTCAAGATTAATCTCATGGTAATAAACGGTGTAATAAGCGTTCATATCGTTATTACCGTCAATACAGTTAGCGGTTGATGGAATATCAAGCCCGCCGATCCCAGGCACACAAGAAGCGATAACATAGACATCTCCTATAGATATCGCATTCGGGAAAGGCACGGTTACGGTATTGACCGTGGTTGAGGTTGAGGTCGTTACAACCCTGTAAAGCCCACGGTTCGCACCTTTCCGGCAATATGCCACCGCGAAATCATCTGCTATATCAGTGATAGCATCATTTGCGGCGGTGATTGTTACGCCACCGGAACTAGCGGTAGTGACGGTTTGCTCGGTAAGAGCGGTTCCGTAAGCCGCGTTAAAGATTGGACCCCGTATCAGGGTTATCCACGGAATAGTCAAGGTAACTTCAACCGTAGGGCAACCCGTGGCCGCAATGACCGACTGAGTTGTGCTATAGGTTGAACCATTGCCGTAATATGTGGAACTGTATGCTCGGCTATCATCAACGACACCCGTAATGACACCCATAATCGGCTGATCATTCTCATCGGCTTCCGAAGCGGCATCTGCGATTTGAATGTTTCCACCGGCGCCGCCTACTCTCGGGCCCATTACCAGTTGACCTTCATAACAAGTTTCACCGATCTGATAGTGCCGTATAATGGGAGCCGAATTTGCTAATGAACCTACTACTTCAAAAGGCATTTTAAATACTCCCTTATTTTTTAGAATTGAGTGACCCGCAACCTGTTTGCACGTTTGGTTGGTACGTTCTCCGGTAAATAGTTACCAACCCTGCGGTAGCGGCGTCTTCGGTTGTCAGGGAGTCCGAGGAACTTAGCCTGATCGTGCCTATGTCAACCCCTCTATCGGCAATGGTGTAGTTTCCATCGTTTGTACCACTTGTTGTTGTTATGTTTATCTTCATGCCGCCTTTCATGTGGGCATCGCCAAACTTGTTCTGGCTATCCGACAAATAAGCGGGTGTAGATCCGGCAGCGGCGGTAAACGATATCGTGTAAGCGGATATCATGCTGCTTGATTCCGTATATAAAGTCGGGGTCGGCGTTCCGTCACTACCGTAATCGCCCGACTTGGTTACTGCAAAACTTGAGAACGGTATCTTTTTCTTAACGCATTCATGGCCGCAATACTGACACCTATAGGTATAGTGTGTGCGCGGCGGTACTCGTTTAAGTGTTGATACCGATTCCATTTCTTAGGCCTCATCTCCCAAAATCTTTGTTACTTCCTCGGCAGAATAGCCGAACCGATCCACAAGTTTTTGTGCTTCCGCGCTAAGTTTAGGCATCCTGATTTCCTGCTTCGGGCCTCCACCTGCCGGGGCGTTCACTGAGCCATTTGGTGCATTCGGCAATGGTCTGCCAGATAAAGCGTTACTATTTTTTTTCTGAGCCGCTATCACGCTCATAGTGGCGTCTTGGACAAGCATCTGACCAGCAATGTCAGGAGCTATATCTGTCCTGAGATTACCGGCTTTCACGTTTTCCAAAACGGTCTGTAATACGGCCTGGCCGAGTTCCTTGTCCTGAAACAGCGGGTTATTGTCCATGTAACCGCCGACACCGTTTAGAAGATTTTCCTTAAAATGTCTTTCCTGTTGTGTTTCTTCCTGTTTCAGTTCGGTAAAGACTTGCCTGATTGCCTGTTGTGGGTTCTGCCAATCAAACTCCGCTGGCTCTTTCGGCTCGGCATGGGTGTAAGCCTTCATTTTTTTCTCAACGATGCTATCGAAATTCTTGGTTATGGTATCAGCAAGCGCCTTGTCCCTGCGTCCCATAAAACTTTGAAGATTGTGCGTTACGGCCTCTGTTACGGTTCTAACCAAATCATCCTGTATCGGTTGTGAGGATGATTCTGTAGGCTGATCGCCACCAGCGGGTTCGGCAGGCGCATCCTGCGGTTCCGTTGGCTGGGGATCTTGAACATTTTCATCGTCCGGCATTTTTTCTTTCCTTTGTCATGTTGTCGATATGCTCCTTGCCAGTGACAAGGACTCTTGACCACTCATTTAAAAAATTGATTATTATCGCTATTTCCTGGGCAACCGGGATTATGGTTTCAACTGTCTTTCCGGTTTTTCCCGATTTCAGGCATTGCTCTATTATTTTAAGAACATTGCCCGATATCCTGTCTATGGCGTGTTTGAAAAACGCCACACCCTCCGGTCTTTTAAGTGCTTCGTTAATAAACTCATAGCAAAGCACGGTATCAAGCACTTCCTGGCGAATTAACTCCTGTGCCGCGAACCCTCTTGTTCTGAGGGTTCCGAGGTAGTTTTCAAGTTCTTCTTTTCGCCATTCCTTCATCGGGTTCTCCGGGCAATAAAAAAAGGGCAAATACGATGGTACGGCACCGTACTGCCCTTTCTTTATTGAGTTTGAACTCTTTCCCGTATGCCTACGGGATTAGCCCGTATTTTAAATTATGCTGTTGCTGCTTCCCTTACTCCTGTTTCCTGTCCTGTCATTGGTAGCTGCGCCTGATTGCTCACCATTCCCGGCGCTCCGAATGCATTGGGAGTTGATCCCTGTCCCTGGCCTCCCCCGGTAGCAAGCATATAGAGCATGTTAGCCTTTGGATCTTCACTGAACATAAATTTCTTGAAATGCTTGAAATCCCCGCCCATGAGCTCAAGCACCTGACCGAGAATATAATTAACGGCCAATGGTGTTTTTGGATTCGGGATACTCACTACCCTGCCTAATATCTGATCCCACATCTTGATTTTAAACTGTTTGCTTTCCTCGGTTTCTATCGCTTGGGTAACGGGCTTGAACCTATCTTCCCGATCAGGATTATAGGCTCTAGCGTCTTCTTCCCCAATCAGTTTATTCAAGGTGTCGGGCATCATAAAATCGTTGCAGAGCGATAGTAGCATATCATAGAACTCCACAAACCCGACAAACTCAAGCGTCATGGATTTCATACCGATACGAACCGATGCTCTCCGGTCCATGATAGCACCCATTGTGGCGGTTTCTCTACGGCTCGGCTCCATGCCCATTGTAACAGGGGAGGTCGCCATGGCATAATCCATGCGTGAACTCAACATACCGATATGGGCCATTGCACCTTGAATATCGTCTTTGATCAGGATTTCTTGCAAGTCTTCTATGTTCTCAAGTTCTATCACCCTTTCGGGATCAATCTTGATCTGAGCCGGTAATCCGGAAAATCGTCTGCCCTTGAATGCAGGCGTAGTGGCAAGCTGTGTCCGGTAATTGCTGAGATTATACATATCATTTGTAGCAAGTTGTAATTCCCGGTTTACCTCACCATCACCGAAGCCGTTGTCTTTCAGGGCATCGATATAGCATTGGAAACGTACTGTTGGCCTGCGGGAATACGGGGAGTTCTGAAATCGGATAAGGATGTCGCCGGGTTGCGGTATATCATTACCGGACTTTTTGGGACTTGCACCGGAAGCCGCGGCCCAGGAGATAATACATTCAATGTTTTCAACATTGTCTTCATATTCCCCGTTCTTATTGATACCGGGCTTAACAGAGGTTATCATGCCGTTTTCGTCACGTTCAACGATACAGGGAAACTTTCCCCATCGTTCATAGATTACAAAGGGCTCACTTATAGGCTTTGGTGGTAATTCCAAGTCATTGTTTTTATTATATGTTTTGTCGGCATATTCTTTTACGGCCTGATCCCCGCGCATATTTTCAAGCATGTGAAGATTGAAATAACCATCGGTCTGCTGCCGGGAATAGAGTTCGTCAACAGTGAGTTCGCTTTCAAAAATTATATACCGCTTGTCCTGTAAGCTATAGGTATATTCAGGGCTAACATGAACATACTGGTTTGGGTAGATATCGAAGTCCGGCCTATCTTCTATGATCTCGTTATCATAAATAGGGATTTCCTGTGACTGAGACATCGGTGTTTGCCTCAAGCTATCGGCATAAACAGAACCGTCTTCGGCAAGAATTTCTCCCATTTCGTTTTGAACGTAATTACTTTCGGTTCGATATCCCTTGAATCGCTGCCGGGTCTGTTGCCGATAACAACCCTTAATGTATCCCCTGCCGGAAGGGAAAACGAACATTAGAAGTCTTACCAGCTTGGCAAAATAATGGGCTTTCTTGTCGTTTAAAAGTGTGTTGAGCAATCGCTTTGATGCCTTGGCTTCCGCGATATCATAGGGATCTTCCGAAGTCTCCACCGTATCCACAAAATCAGTTGAGCTAAAATATTGCTGGACGAAGTTGCCGATCTGAGTCAGAAGTCTGGACACGAACTCCGGTAAAAAAATATCGGACTCCCATTCATTCTGTTTGTTCTTGCGGAGGCAATGGATCATATCATAGTATTCCGCAAAGTCCTTTTCTGCGGATTCGGTATTGCGTTTCGCAACTTGTAATTCATCGCCAAGAAAAGCGGTTAACTGCTGCTGAATATCCTCTGAGAACGGGGCGTCTGATTTCCGCTTCGGTGCCCCAGGTCCTCTTTTACGTCTGAAATATCTGCTTGCCATCTAAAACCTTTAAGTTTGCCGGGGAGGTAAAAATGAATAAAAACCCTCCCCGGCTATCGAAAAAGGAGGTGAAATCCCGCACCCCCCGGTACGGGCTATTTATGTTTTTTTCTCGTCACCGGATTTTTTTTATGTGTTG